CTAATTTGTCCTCCAACGGTATTTGCAAGACACTGTCTTAAAAGGTTTCGGACACTTTGACACCCCACAGAGGATGAATGAACACAGATCAGCGCATCGCCGCCGCCGCCGCTAGTCTCAGGGAACCGAAACCCCCCACCTTCTGCTTCCAGATCGCCCCGTCGCGCATCATTCGCCGCGTCCACGACCTGCACAACGCCCGCCAGCGCGCCGCCCGCAAAAGCATGGTCCGCCCCGAGCATGCCGCAACCCTTGCCACCGCCATCTTCGACCTCGCGCCTGGCGACCGTCTCCACGCGATCACTCCGGGCGACTTCGTCTTCGCCGATCTCATCACCCAGCTTTGCGCCCTCGCCCAGCCCGCGCTTCTGTCCATCGCCACCCTCAGCCTTTCGGAAAACAACGTCGCCGCCCTCGCCTCCGCCCTCGACGCCGGCCACGCCCACCGCATCGATTTCCTCATCTCCGAATACTTCGCCAAAACCAGCCCCGCCATCCTCGCCCGCATGACCGAAGCCGCCTCCACCCGGCCTTGGCGCATCGGCACCGCCCGCACCCACGCCAAAATCACCCTCCTTTCCCCCGCGCTCGTCATTGAAACCAGCGCCAACCTCCGCAGCAGCCAGAACATCGAGCAGATCACCGTCGTCCATGACCCCGAGCTCTACGCCTTCCACCGCGCCTGGCTCGCCCCGCTCATGCCATGAAGATTCTCCCCGACATCGCGCGCCAGCTTCTGGCCTCCGACTTTGAAAACATCTGCGCCAAGCTCAAAGCAGGCGGCACCATGACTACCGCCGAGCGCAAGATGTTCGAGGCCCACGCCCAGCAAATCCCCGAGCCCGCGCCGCCCAGCTCCGAAGCCCCTCCCGAGCCCGCTCCCGCCGCCGCCCCGCTATCCTCCGCGCCTTCCACCGAGGACAAGATCGCCCGCTGGGAAGCCACCTACGCCACCAAACGCCGCCAGCTCTTCCGCTACCTCGCCATCGGTCGTGAGAAAAACCACCCTTGCCCGCTCGATCACCCCGAGCAAATGCCCGCGTGGTGGAGCGCGTGCATGAAACACCGCATCAAGCCCGCCATCCTCGCCGCCGCCCAGGGCGCCGCGCACGCCACCGGGATCCCGCAGATCCCCGCCGCGCATCCGCTCGCCGCCGCGCCCCCGCTCCCCGTCGCCATCCCCACCCCGGACCCCACCTCCTACGACTTCCTCGCCCAGGTCGAGCGCATGCGCCGCGAGCAATTCCGCCTTCACCACCAGCTCGACGCCGAGCGCGCCGGCCGCCTCGTCGGCGACACCCTCTACGTGGACCAGCCCGCCGTCGAATCCCTCCTCCGCCAGTCCCTCACCCTGCAAGAATCCCTGCGAAAAGCCGAGTCCGATCTTACCGCCTGGCAGCGCGACCGCGGCCAGCTCGCCCCCGTCGCCGATGTCCGCAACGAAAACGCCCGCATCTGCGGAGCCATCTTTGCCGCCGTCCGCCGCCTTTGGAAAACCGTCCGCCCCGCGCTTGCCGGCCTTACCGATGCGCAGGCCGACCAGCTCTGGGAAGGCGAAGCCTACAAATGCTTTGCCGCGCTTAAGGAGGCCAAGTTCTCCGACTTTGCCACCGTCACTGCCGAGCCCCTGCCATGATCGCCCTCCAGGACTGGATTATTTCGACCTGGTCCGAAGGGATCCGCGACCGCGCCACCCTCAACGTCTGGGAGTGGGCCGCGCAAAATCTCGCCTTCACCGCCAAGCAAGGAAACATCACCGGCTTTTACGACCCGCACCTCACGCCCTACGCCAAGCTCTTCCAAGAAGCCGTCACCAGCGATTTCCGCGACATCCCCGAGTCGGACTGGTGGCTCACGGCGCTTGTGGAAAAAGGCCAGCGCGTCGACGAGGCGTTCGTTTGCAAATCCTCCCAGTCCGGCCTCAGCCAGGCAGCCATCAACGCCACGATCTACCTCCCGCAGTTTGCTCCCGGCCGCCTGCTCTACGTCTTCGAGTCGCGCGACAAAGCCAAGAAAGTCGCCGCCAACCGCATCATCCCTTTTCTCCGCCAACACTGCGGCCGCGTCAGCTCCGAGGACCTTGACGTCACTTCGACCTGGATCGAAACCCTCGACATGATCATCGAGCTCGGCGGGTCCTACTCCACCGGCCTCTTCTCCGAAAAAGCCCTGCGCTACGGGTTTCTCGACGACGTCGAATACATGGTAGCCGAGGGCGGCGTCCCCGGCATGCTCGATGGGATCCACGTTATCGATCACATGCGTTCGCGCTTCACCACCGCCGACGATTCCTTCCTCGGCGTCTTCTCCAAGCCTGACCTTGAAAGCTCCGATTTCATCACCAACTGCCGCGGAGGATCTCAGCACCGGTGGCATGTTCGCTGCCCGCACTGCAACGGCCAGCAAATCCTCGAGCCCGAGGGCCTCAACTACTCGCACCCCGGTTGCAAAGATCTTGCCGGCCGCTACGACCTCGAGGCCGTGGAGGCCCTCACCACCTATCGCTGCGCGCACTGCGCCGCCGACATCGAGGAGCGCTGGAAGCACAGCATGAACAAGGCCGGCCAGTGGCTACCCAAAAGCCGCGAGGACCGCGCCCGCGACGAAGACCCCCCGCTCATTCCGCGCCGCCTGAGCATGCAAATCAGCGACCTCTACTCACCCTTCCCCAAGGTCCGCTGGGGCATCCTCGCCCGCATGAAGATCGAGGCCGAAAACAACCCGGCCAAACTGAAATATCTCGTCACCAATCACTTTGCCCGGCCGTGGCGAGAGAAGGCCATCAACCTCAAAGCCGAGCACGTCCGAGCCATCGCCGCCGGCTCGCGCGACCCAAAGACCGGCAAGCACTGGCCCGACGATCTCGATGGGGCCGGCAAGCTAAAGGTCGCCGAATACAAGCGCGGCGAGCTGCCGTTCCTTCCCGCGTTTATTTCCGCCACCGCCGACGTCCAAGGCGACAAGTTCAAATGGACAATCTGCGGCTGGCAGGCCGACGGCACCTGCGCGCTCATCGACTACGGCGCCTGCCTATCCAGCGGCGAGCTTTACGAGATGATCCTCGACCCGCGCAGCTCCGCGGGCGATCCCCTGGTCTGCCTTGTCGCCCCCGATCAGCCGCTCACCATCGAGCACGGCCTCATCGATTCCGGGCACGACACCTATCAGATCTACGAGTTTTGCATCCGCACCGACTGGGCCTGGTATCCGTCGAAAGGTGTGGGCGGCATCGATGCCGGCGGCCAGCTGGTCTTTGCCAAGCAGGACTTCTACGAAGGCACCCCGATCCTCCGCTACCACTACAACGATTTCCAGCTCAAGGTCCTCTACTACAAGCACAAAATCGAGCGCGCCCACGATCCCAGCTACCCCGCTCCCCGCCTCTACTTTCCCAGCGACCTCGGCGACGACTTTATCGTCGAGCAGGTCAGCGAAAGCCTTGAGCGGGTCCAGCGCAGCGGCGGCGTGCGGACGATGAAATGGCGCCACGATCCCCGAGTCGGGCCCAACGATTGGGGCGATGCCATGAAAATGCAGTTTGCGATCTGGCAAATTGTCGGCCCTAAATACGCCCCGGCCGCCGGCCTCAACGTCCGGCACTACCAACTCAAGCCGCGGCTGCCTTCCCCGCTTTGACACTCTGCGCATGACCTCGCTGCTTGCCCTTACCTGGCCGGACCACCTCTACGCCGCCTCGGCCGCTGGCATGGTCCTGCTTTTCTGGAGCTTCATCTACCGCCCGCCGCGCCTCTAGCTGGCGCACGCTTTGACACCGGGCTGCGCGTCAATGGACGACGCCATCCTTCTCCGCACCGCCGACCGCAATCTCCGCCGGAAATACGCGTCCGACATTGCCGGGCTCATTACCTTTGCTGACGGCCTGGCCAGCACCAGCAAAGCCAGCGCCGTCACCGTTACAACCGCCAGCTTTGAGGGCGGGTCGAGCGGCGGCCAGGTCACCATGCAGGCCGAATACTGGCTCGCCGCCGCCGAGGAGCTGCTTGCCGATCCTACTTTCAACCCCGCGACCGTGGCGCCGCGCGCTCCGCGCCTCATCATGCCGGACTACTCGGCAGCCTCCGCCGTATGAGCCGCCCGAAAAAACGCAAGGTCGCGGCACTGCCCGCCGGCAAACCCCTCGCCGCCACTGGCGGCGGCGCGTGGGGCAGCTTCTACGAGGCCACCGCCTACTCGACGGCCCGCGCCTACAAGCCCTTCTTCGCGACCGACTCAAAGCACACCCTCACGACCTTCAACCGCACGCGCGCGATGTCGTTGGCCCGCTGGGGCTACGTCAACATCCCCGTGCTCAAGGCTGGCGTCGATCTCATGGCTCGCCTCACCGTCGGCACCGGTTTTGAACCGCGCACCCCAGGGCCGGTCGGCAAACTCTACGACGCCTACTACCTCGCCCGCACCCGCGCCATCGGCTTTATGGCTGGCGAGTCGATGGACGAGCTGCTCCTGCACGACTGCCGCGCCGTCGATGTCGATGGCGACCTCGGCTACGTCATGACCGAGGACGAGACCGGCGCTGCCAAGCTCCAGGTCATCGAGGGCCACCGCATCATCACCGGCGACACCACCGACGAGCGCTGCATCGATGGCATCTGGGTCGATGCCTTTGGCCGCAAGGCCGGTTACAACGTCGCCCTGCCCGGTGGCAAAACCGTGCGCCTGGCTCCGCAGGATTTTCTCTACCTGGCCGAGCGCAACCGCCCCGACGAGCTGCGGTCAATGACTAACTTTGTCCACGCCCTCGCCCCGCTGCAGGACCTCTACGAAATCCTCGGCTTCGCCATGACCAGCGCGAAGAAAAACACCGAGATCGCCGCGATCATTGAGACGCAGACACCCAATGATCTACCGCTCGGCGCGCCCCGCGGCATGACCGTCCGCGGCGCCGTGGCCGCTACCGTTGACCAGCCAGCGCAGCCCGCCGTCAGCGTTACCTACGAGCAGGTGACCGGCGGCGGTGGAAAGATCCCCATCCTGCGCCCTGGCGAAACCTTCAAGTCCTTCGCCCACGCCCAGCCCTCGCCGACCATCGCCGAGTGGAGCGACTTCCACCTGCGCGGCATCTTTGCCGGCTACGGCCTGCCCTTTGAGATCGTCCTCAAGCCCGAGCTGCTTGGCGGAGCGTCCTATCGCGGCGTCCTCGGCATCCTGCGCCAGCGCCTGCAGCAGCGCCGCAACTCCCTGGTTTACCCGAAGCTCACCCGCACCCGCTTTTGGATTCTCTCGCGCGGAGTCGCCCGCGGCGACATCCCCTACGACCCCGCAATCTTCCAAGTGCAGTGGCAGCCGAAGTTCGTAGACATCACCGTCGACGCCGGCCGCGAATCTGCCGAGCGCCGAAACAACGTTCTTGGCGGCCTGGACACCTTTACCAGCTACGACGCCGAAAACGGCAACGACTACCTTGGCACCTCTTTGCCAGCCCGCGAGGTGGAGATGGACGCCCAATGTGCCGCCGCTGTTCGGCTGTCCGCCAAATACCCTGGACTTAGCTTTGAGGCCGCGCTGGCCCGCATTGCCCTTCTTACCGCGGGAGCCTCCGAGGTGACCGCCGCCACTCAAGCCAAAATCGCCTCCGCCGCCGCTGCATCCGCCAAATGAAATCCTTTGCCCTCGCCTCACCGATCGCCCTTATCCGCCCGCAGCACTTTGCCGCCGCCTCCGCAGAAGCTGCTGCGCTGCTGGAAAATCCGCGTTGCACCGCCCGCGCGGAGCACGACGACGACGAGATGTGGTATGAGATGGAGGACATCTACGGCGCACCGTTGCCCAAACCCTACACCGTAGGCACCACCGCAATCATCCCGATCAAGGGCGTCATTACCTCGGGCCTTCACCCCATTTACCGCGTTATCGGTTTTGCCGACACCGAGCAGATCGCCGGCTGGCTCCGCGCTGCCGCCGCCGATCCCGCGATTGAGGAGATCCTCCTGCGCATCGACTCGCCTGGCGGCATGGTTACCGGCACGCCCGAGCTGGCCGCCGCCGTCGCCGCGGCCGACCGCATCAAACCCGTCCTCGCGCACACCTCGGGCATGATGGATTCCGCCGCCTACTGGATCGCCTCGCAGGCCCGCGCCATCTGCTGCACCCCGAGCGCCGACGTCGGCTGCATCGGCGTCTACCAGCTCTACTACGACCAAAGCGCCTACCTTGCGACCATGGGAATCAAGGCGAGCATCTTCAAATCCGGCGACCTCAAAGCCGCCGGCCATCCCGACATCCCGATGACCGAAGCCCAGGCCGCACACGTCCAGGCCGAGATCGATGCCATCGGCGTGCAGTTTCGAGCCGCCGTCACCGCGCGCCGCGACATCGATGAGGATTCGATGCGCGGCCAATCGTTTCTCGGCACGGAGGCCCTGGCCCGCGGACTGGTCGACGACCTCAGCACGTTCGAGGGCCTTCTGCCCTCCGTTTGACAAGCCACGCAGACATCATGGGCATCTTCTCTTCCTCCGCCACCCTCGAGCTGCGCGTCGCGCAGCTCGAATCCACGCTCGCTGCAGCCAACAACAACGTCGCCACTTTGGCTGATGACATTGCCACGGCTGCAGCCCGCGCCGTCGCCGCCGAGGATCTTGTCGTCACGCTTACTGCCGAGCGCGATGCCGCCGCGCTTGCCCACACCGCCGCTGTTGCGGAAAACGCCGTGCTCCGCCAGGTGACCGACCTCCTCGGGCTGACCGCCGAGGTTGTCGCCGCGTTGACGTTCGACACCGCGCCTGCGGCTTTCGCTGCTGCGCTCGAAACCCGCGTCGGCCACCGCGCCGTCGAGCTCGCCGCCAGCCAAGGCGTGCCGCCGGTTGCCACCACCCCATCTGCCAGCGTGTCCGATTCCGCTGAGACTATCTACGACCGCTTTGCCGCCGCCGATTCCGCCAGCTCCACCCGCATGTATCAGGACGCCACGCTTGGCCCTGTGATTCGCAAAGAATCCGCGCGCCGTTACTCCGGCGCCTAGCCCTCTCTCTCGCCCGCAACCAACTAACCAACCAACCACCGACCCTTTATGGCCACGATCAACTTCGACGACAAAATCTTCTCCCGCGAAATCCTCAACCAAGTCACCAAGCGACTTGCGCCCCTCCGCGCGTTCGCTCGTGACTTCTCCTCCGACGCCAAAAACGTCGGCGACGCCATTGCCGTCCCGCTGATCGGAGCCGCTACGGCGACGACCTTCAGCCAGAGCGACAACTCCGGCAACCCCTACGAGCAGACCGGCGGCAACGTCTCCGCGATCACCGTCTCGCTGAGTGAAAACCACATTGTGCCCGTGGACATCACCGACCTCCAATCGTTGAACAGCTCACCCGCCCGCGCCGAAGTGTTTGCTGTGCAGGCCGGCTCGGCGCTCTTCAACCGCGTCTTCGGCCGCATCACCTCGCTGATTACGTCCGTGAATTTCGGCGCCATCGTCACGACCCTCGCCACGGCCAGCTGGACGCTGACCCAGATTCGCGCGCTCAAGCTGGTGCTCGAGCAGCGGGACGCCTCGGTCGATCGCCGCTCGCTCTTCATCCCGGTCGAGATCGAAGACACCGCGCTGCTCGGAAACACCGCCTTCAACGCCGCGCTCAACTATGGCGGCACCGAGGCCATCCGCGAAGGCCGGGTGCCGCGGGCAATGGGCTTTGACGTCTACGCGCTGAACCAGATCCCGCTCAACGGCATCTCGCTCATCGCCTGGGCGCAAACGCCCGACGCCATCGCCGTAGCCATGCGCCTCAAGCGCCCGCAGGACCTCTCGATGCTGGCCGGTTACGAAGAGCTGACCGATCCCGCAACCGGTTTCACCTTCACCTATCGCCGCCACTACAATCCGGGCAGCGGCAAACATCACATCAATTTGGAGATGCTTTTCGGCATGACCCAGGCGATCACGCTCAACCTCGCCCTCGCGACCAAACCGTAAACTCACCTTCAACTTTCGCTGCGCAAGGCTAGGTGCGCGGCGGCGGAGTTTCTCCGGGGCCCCCCAGTGGTCCCAAAAGAACCCGAAAGCCCGACCGCTAGCCCGGCCGGGCTTTCCTTTTGCACCCATGACACCTTTGAAACTCTCCCTTTGCATCATCACCGGCAACGTCGGCGGCCCCATGATGGGTCGCTTTCTCGACGACTTCTGGCAGCTTGCCGACGAAATCGTCGTCATCCGCGCCATCGGCCATCAGCTGCCGGATGAAACCCTCGCCATCGCCGCCGGGCGCGGCTGCATCACCGGCGACTACCTCAACGCCCCCAGGCATGCCGACTGGCCGCACGTCGATGACTTCGCCGCCGCACGCAATCAAGCGTGGAGCCTGGCCACCGGCGACTGGGTCATGTGGGCCGACACCGACGACCGCCTCACGCCTGCCGCCGCGCAGGCCATCCGTGCAACCCTTGAAACGCAAGGCGAGCGTTTCGACATGCTTATCACCCCCTACGCCGTGCCTGATGTCGGCCTGCTCGACAACCCCCGCGAGCGCGTGGTGAGACGCGGCATTGCCCGCTGGACGCAGCCTGTGCATGAGTGTCTCGAGCCCATTGATTCCAGCGTGACGTGGCGCACCGCAAGCTGCCCGGCTGGCGTCATCACGCACGATCCCGGCCCGCGGCCGCCGGCCGCGCGCAACGGCCGCAACCTCCGCATCATTGAGTCAATCCCGGCCGCCGAGCTTACCACCTCGCTGCGCTACCATCTGTATGCTGAGCTTTTTGCCATTGGTCGGAAAGCCGAGGGCGCACTTGCCGCCGAGCAGTTTCTGCTGTGGGCCGACGCTGGCCCGGTCGAGCGCTTCGAGTGCGCCCTTTCGCTGTCCATGGTCGTGGAGGATCCAGCCGACAAGGCGCAGTGGCTGCAGTTTGCCTGGCACGAGTGTCCGCACCGCCGCGAGCCACTGGTTCTGCTTTCCAATCTTGCCCTCAACGCCGACGACCCCACCCGCGCAGAGGCTTACCTGCGCGCCGCCGCCGGGCTGCCGCTTCCAGCGCCCGCGCCGTGGAATCTGCGCCGCAAGATGTGGGGCTGGCAATTTGTCCAGGAGCAGGCCCGCGTGCTCCGCACCCAAGGGCACTTTGCCAAAGCCGAAGCGCTCGAATCCAATCACTTTCACCGCCACGCGGGCCGCATCTCGCTGTTGCACGCCACCCGCGGCCGCGCGCAGCAGGCCATCGAGACGCGCGCCCTCTGGCTTGAGCGGGCAAAGGATCCGGACGCCATCGAGCACATCTTCGGCCTCGATCCCGACGACGCAGAGGGCCCCGCCCTCGGCGGCTTTCGCCACATCATCCAGGACACCGCCGCCGGCGGCCCCTGCGGAGCCTGGAACATCGCCGCCACCGTCGCCGCGGGCGATGTGTTCGTGCAGGTCTCCGACGACATGATCCCACCGCAGGGCTGGGACCGCGCCATCCTTGCCGCCCTTGCGGACACCACCGCGCCCGCCGTGCTGCGCGTCAGCGACGGCCACCGCACCGACGGCCTCATTGTCCTTGCCATCGTCAACCGCGCCTGGTGGCGGCAGGAAGGGCACCTCTTCCACCCGGCCTTCTTCAGCATGTTCTCCGACAACTGGCTGACCGAGCGCGCAGAAAAAGCCCGCGCAATTGTCGAGGCCCCGCACCTTGTCTTTGAGCACAGGCATGCCGCCTTTACCGGCGAGCCCATGCACCCCACCACCGCTGCAAGCAACAACTTAATGCATTACGCAACGGGGGCCAAGATCATTGCGCAGCTCCGCGCTGGCCGGGAGGTCTTCACCTGGCGCGACATCCCCGGCTGCGTGCTCGACGACTCGTCCTGGCGCGTGCACGCCGGCATCATCAACGCCGTGGAAAAGCCGCTGTGCGTCGAGGTTGGCGTCGCACAAGGCCGCGGCCTTGCCTGCCTGGCCACGCTCGCGGAATTCTGCGGAGGCCGCGCCATCGGCGTCGATTCCTTTGCCGGCACGCCGGGCGAATCCGCGCCTTACCCCGAGAACATGCTCGACTCGTGCCGCGTCTTTCTCGACCGCTGCTGGGTCACCCCTTCGCTCTGCCAGATGACCAGCCTGGCCGCCGCCGCTGCGCTGCCGTCCTCGCTCGACTACGTCTTCCTCGACGCCGCCCACGACTACGAGAGCATCCGCGACGACATCGCTGCCTGGTGGCCCAAGATCAAGCCCGGCGGCTGGCTTGCCGGCCACGACTACACCGACGCCGAGGGCGTCCGCCGTGCCGTCGATGCCGCTTTCCCGCACGCGGAAAAGCTCGGCACCTGCTGGCTTGTTCAGAAGCCCGTCGCATGACCCCTTTGCCCGCGGCATTTACCGCCCAGCCCCATCCTCCGTTGGAGTGCGGATTCCGGGGTCAACCGTCACCGCATTTCCGCGACCGGTGCGGGCAATTTCCTTTTTCATCCAATCCATGAACCCGCTCCTTTCCATCCTCATCCCCACCATCCCTGCCCGCCTCGAGCAGCTTGGCATCCTGCTCAACCGCCTCGGCCGGGATCCGCGCGTCGAAGTGCTGGCCTTTGCCGACAACCGCCGGCGCTCCGTGGGGGCCAAACGCCAGGGCCTGCTCGATCTCGCCCGCGGCGACTACGTCGCCTTTTGCGACGACGACGACTGGACCACCGAGGACTACCTCACCGAGCTGCTGCCCCGCTGCGCAAGCGGCCCCGACGTGGTCACCTTCGAGCAGCTGGCCATCATCAATGGCGTCGAGGGCCGCATCATCTTCGACGCCACCTGCCAGATCGATGAGCCCTGGCAGGCCGGTGGCACCGCGCGCCGCCGCCCCTGGCACGTCTGCGCCTGGCGCCGCAGCATCGCCGCGCAAGGCATCTTCACCGAGGTCAACTACGGCGAGGACCGCGCCTGGGTGGATCAGGTCGCGCCGCTGGCTCGCAACCACCTGCACATCCCGAAGGTGCTGCACCACTACCGGCACGACGCCACGCTCACCGCCGCCCCGGCACCGCTTTGACATGCGCCTCAAGCTGTTACCGAGGATTTCTCGGCAACTAGGCATTTTTTTGGGGAACATAGCGCGCGGGCGGTGGTTTTTTGAGGTTTCCATCGCCCGCGTTGCCCTTTGACACCCACCCCTGCCGTGACCACCGCCTCCCTTCCCATCGCTGTCCTGCTGGCTTTGGAGGAAAGCTGCGCGGCCCATCTGCGCACCATCCGCCAAGCCGTGCACGTCGCCCAGGCCGCCTGCCCGCATGAGTTCGACGACGTTCCGCCCGCCGACGCCGAAGATGTGCCGCATGTTGTCTGCCGCGCCTGCCGCATAATCCGTGCAAGTTTATGAGCCAATCCTCCGCTCTTTTTAGCCTCGGCCAGGCGTTTCTTGCCACCGAATTTCCCGCCACCATCAAGATTGGCATGCAAAGCTACGCCGCTGCCACCAGCGGCCTGCGCAGCGGCATAGAGCTGGCTGACTTTGGCGCTGTGGCGCAGCGCACCATCGCCTTTTGGATGCCGTCGTCCGCCCTGGCTGCTGCCGGCCAGCCGCTGCCCTCCGCCGGCGCCAACGTCGAGTGCACCGCCCCGGCCGCGCTGGCCGGCATCTACACGCTCGACGCCCCGGTCATTGATCCGACCGGCACCACCCTCACCCTGCGCTGCCTGGCGCCTGCCCAATGAGCGCCCGCCCCCAAGACCGCCTTCTGTCTGAGGCTTTCCGCCTGATCCTCGCCCGCGAGTTGCCCGTCGGCACCAATCTGCGCACCCAGCACGAGGACACGCCCCCGGCCGGCACGCCGCGCCCGCTGCCCATGATCGGCATCGTCGCCACCCGCACCGGCGAAGACTACGCGCTGAGCGATGCCAACCGCCGACCTGCCGACGTCATAGAGCTGCGCTTTGAGTGCCGCGCAGACGCCGACGCGCCCGGCAGCGGGCAGGCCCTCGAGACTCTGGCCGAATTGGTCAAGACCGCCATCGCCTCCTCGACCGCCAACGATTTCACCGGCTGGGACGTGGTCGACAACTTTGAGTGGACCGGCAACGAGCGCGGCTTTGATGAGGGCACGCGCATCATCAGCCTGCTCGCCACCTGCTTTGTCGTCCGCACCGTTTGACAGCTTGGCCACGTCATGCCCGCCGAATCTTCCGCCCCGCACCCCGAAGTCGCCGGCCTTGCTGCTCGCCAGGCCCAGCTTGCCGCCAAGCTCAAAGCCCCGGGCCTGAGTGCTGAATCTAAAATCCGCACGGAGCTTTACCTCAGCCAAGTCATTGCCCGCCTTGCCGAAATTTCCAAGTAACCTTTTCACTACACACCATGGGAGCCACTCTTAAAAATCTAGCCAACTCGCAACTCAACATTGAAAACGCGGAAACCGGCGTCGAAGTCCAAAGCTTTGAGGTCACCTACAAGCCCGAATACAAGGTGCCCTTTACTAACTACCAAGGCCAGACCACCGGCTTTGGCGTGACCGACAAGATGAGCATTGAAATCAGCATCGACGCCAACGTCAAAGGCACCACCGGATTGATGGCCGCTACAACCACGACAGCGCTGGTCCTGGCTAACGACACCACCACTTTCCAAGCCACTCAAGGCGGCATCTACATGGACGAGGTAACCGAAACTCAAAAGCCCCGCGAATGGCGCGCCATTTCCATGAAACTCAGTGCAAATCCCGAGTGCGCGTAAAACCGCAGCGCTAACCACCCACACCGGAGCGGGCACCGGAGAAACCGCCACAGACCATGCAGACTACCCAAGCCCTTCACTTTGAGACCGGCAATTGCGCGCAGGCTTTCGCCCTGGCGCTCGCTGGATTTCCGCTCCTTGCTCTCCGCAACGAGTATTCGCCCGAGCAATTGACCAAGCTTGGCTGCACCGCCCGCGAAGCGTGGCAGAAAAGCCAGCCCGGCAGCGTCACCTACGCTTTTGCCCGCTCGGATGAACTGCTCGCCGCCATTGCCGCCTGGGACGAGGAGTGCGCCATCTTGCGCGCCAAAGGAGATCCGACCGACGTCCCGGTTTCACAGCTCGACGTCATTCGCATCGCCGCCTGCGTGCTTGCTCAGCGCAGCCGCTGGGCCGCCATGTGGCAACAGGTCACCCCGTCGCTCATCGTGCAGCACAGCGGCGCGCCCACCGACCGCACCCTGGCCGACGGCCGCACCACCACCACCTTCCCCGGCTTCACCCGCATCAGCATCAACGCCGAGCCCGCCGACCTCGCCTTGCTGGACAAACACCGCTAACTATGGATCCCACTGACTTTCTTGCCACCGAACCCACCGCCGCTGCCGTGGCTTTTGAGCGAGCCGCCGCGCTTGCCTGGCGCAATCAACCGCTGGCCGCTTTTAGCGGGCGCCGCCTGATCGCCGCTCAAGCGTGCGGCCTGCGCATCTTTAAACTTGCCGCCGCAGAGGGCGAAAGCCTTGGCGCTTACGACGGCATTTTCTGGGATGCTGTCATTACGATCTACCTTTGCCTCGGTCCGGTCTCCGACACCCTGCTTGCCGTGCGTCGTCCCGAGCTGGTCGCAGAAAAGGCGCTTGTGTGGGCAGAAAAACAGCGGCTTTCCCCGGCCTCGCCCGACTTTGCTGAGCTGCTCGCGCTTTTTGGGCGCATCATGGAAGACATCATGGCCAGCTCCACCGAGCCCGTCGCTACAGGCAACGAAGAATCAGAAAAAAAAACCACGCCGACTGCCTCCATTGGCTTGTCGAGCTTGCCGTCCAGGTCCGCCACGTCGCCGGCGGCACCGCACCCGACATCCTGATGAACTGGCCCCTGGCCGAATGTTTGCAGTATCGCACCGCCTACTGGCTCATCGAGGGCCGCGAAGTGCGCTTCAGCAACTCGACCTCGAGCGCCCAATCCTTTGCTGCACTTGCTGGATGAACGTCCGCGTTGACACCTCCGCTTTCAATTCAATGTGTAAAAACCTTGGACGCATGACCGGCGCAAGTTTTGAAAACGCGGTGGAATTTGAAACGGCCAAAATTCTGGAAAAAACTGCTTCGTCAACGATTGCGGCAAATGTGGCCAAAATCCAACGCACGGTAAGCCGCACCAAAATTTCTGCGGCTGATCGCGTGCGTGTGCTTGCCGCAAAACGTGGCGCCCGCGGCTTGGCCAAGCAAAGCTGGTTTCAAATCGGCCAACTTATCGGCAAAGTCGTGCGCGTTCCATCCTTTGTTCCCAAGGCCAAACCGTCGGACGGTAAAATTCGTCCTGATGCGGTCTCTGTTGCTGTTGTTCGCACCCTTGGCCGTTTTGGCATCCGCATTGCCAATTTTCTGCCCACGGTCACCAACTCCTACGTTGGCGGCGCCCGCGCGCTAAATCGAGCGATTGCCGGCCGCGTCAAGTATTTCACCATGAGTTTAAAAAAAGGCGTCTTTACCTCTGCCGCGCAAATTGCCCGCCGTTACCCTGGCGTGCGCACCACCTGACATGGCTGCCAACACCATCACCGCTAGTTTTGGGCTCGACGTCAACCCGCTGCGCACCGCAGCAAACAAGGCGGCAGCCATCGGACGCAACATTGGCCAGACCTTTGCCAAGCTGCGCGGCCCGCTGGCCGGCCTTGCCGTGGCGCTTGGTGCAGCCTTTGGCGCGCGCGCCTTTACCGACGGCATCAAAGGAGCCTTTGACCTTGGCGGTGCCATGCAGGATTTGACCGATCAAACCGGCGTTGCCGTTCGCGAAGCGTTTATTTTGCGCAGCCAACTTGCCGACAGCGGCCTGGCCGCCGAGGATTTTGGCGGGGTCATCAACAAGATGCAGAAAACGCTGGGTTCTGACGCGGGCCGCCAGGCTATTGCCGACCTCGGGTTAAGCTTTCAAGATCTTAAAAACGAAGCGCCTGACGTGCAGTTTGTGTCGATTGGCAAAGCCATTGCAAAAATCTCTAATCCCGCAGGGCGCGCACAGGCCGCCATGGAACTTTTTGGGAAAAGTGGCGGCAAAATGCTTGCCCTTTTTGCCGATCCGGATTTTGGCAAAGGTTCGGAAGCGTTGCAAAAGCAAGCCACGATTTTAGCTAAAAACGCCGGAACTTTTGACCAGATCAGCGACCGACTCGGCCGCGCTGGCAACATTCTCCGCGGCTTTTTCCTTGGCGTTGCCGACCGCGTTTCAGCCACCCTTTTGCCGTTGCTCGATCGACTCGAACAGATCGATCTCACCGGCATTGGCCAGCGGTTTGGAGACGGCATGACCCTTGCCGTCAAAGCTATCCAAGGAGGATTTTCCGATCCCGCGGCACTCTTTGGCGCAGCCGTGGACTTTCTGCGTGCAGGTCTGCTTGGCGCCGGCAACCTGTTCATTGCGGCCATCCGTTTTGTGGGCAACCTTTTGTCTGCGGACACTTTTCTTGCTTCGCTAGTGCAGGGCTTTTTGGGGTTGGAATTCATCATCACGGGCACGCTGATTCGCGCTTTTGAAGGACCGCTTAAGTTTTTTCGCGATGGGTTGACGTTTGTCGTCGAGGCGGCACTTGCTCTTTTTGAGGATGTGCAAGACAAACTCACGCCAGGCGGAAGCGCTGCAGGCAACGAAAAAAGGGCGCGCAATGATGATTACCTAAATCAACGCGCAGCAATGCAACGCAAACTCACCGCCAGCGGTGACGCCGACATTTACGGAAATCCAACTACGGAAAAGGGACGCCGTGAAACCACTCGTTTTGAAAAATCCAAGCCGACCAGCACATTTGGCGAAGGCCGCAGTTTTGCCGAAATTCAAAAAGCCAACGCCGGAGAAAAATTGACGGTTTTCGGTATGAATTCCGAAGCATTGGTCACCAAAGGCACGGCCTTGCTCAACGGAGGCATCAAAGACCTTTTTACCGCAGCCGCTGAGGCTTTCAAAAAGACCGGCGTCGAGGACGTGCTTGGCGCAAAGGGAGCGCTGGCGGACGCTGTTGCCAAAGCCAAAGCTCTTGCCGGAAAAGATGGGTTTCGTTCAAGCGGGTTTGATGTTGCTCCTGATGCCCCTGCAAAAAAACTTTTTGCGGGCACCAATTTGCTGACTGGTGAGGAACTTTTTTCCGCTGGAGTTTTTAACGGCAAAGGCGCAGGCCCTGCAACCGGTCTTAAAACCGGCGGGCTAAACAAGGGCGGACTCAACAAAGCCTTTGGGCTCGGTAAGCCCGCAACCCAAAAGCTTACTCTGGAACAACAGCAAGCTGAAGACACCGCGGAAATTAAAACCATTATGAGAGACGTATGGAAACGCCCATGATCGCTACCTTTTTGCCATGAGCGTCGTTTTTAAATCCAACTGCGCCTGGCGCTTTGTTTCGAGCCGCCGTTCCGGCAAAGCCAAAGGATTGCCTGCCCGCACAGACACCTGGCACGGCCGATACGATGAACTCGACACTTTTTTAAGCAGCTATCCGGTTGGTGCGGCATACGCGGGCGGCTACATTGTCGACCGCGATGTCCGAGACGCCGCGCCCAAAAGCGAGGTCGATCTTGTGCTGGCGATGCCCCCAGACTTCAATGATTACTCTGCGGCGCCGTCCGTAGCCAATAAAGTGTTTCAAAAAAGCGGCACCGTGACCGATGCCGCTCACACTCTTTTTCCCGACCAACCGTACCCAACCTCGATTGAAGCAACACGCACAATTTCTGCCCGAGTGCATGCCACGACCTACCGTTATTTTTCCCCTAATCTTCCGCTCGCCGCGCGGTTTTCCGCAGAGGTCACAGGGCAAAATCCAAGGATCCTTTCGGACCAAATTGTTGTCACGGCCAAAGACGGCGCCGGTAAAGACACCCCCCTGACCTACAGCAGCTACGCCAGCGCGCCGGCCAACGTGCGCTCTGCCATCGACATCGAGATCGTCGCCAGCGTCGAATCCTCGCAAGGCACACCAATCGACGGCACGCCGTGGTATGAGTGCCAGGATGAAGTCATCCGCGGATACGAAGCATGAAAGCGCTGCCCGATATTCCGCCAGGGCCCGAACCGTGGAAACGGTTTTCCGCCGGTGTGCTCGAGGCTCTCCGCGCCCGCACCCCGCTGCGCAGCCCGACCTGCGAAATCGACGAAAACGTCGACGGGTTCATGCCGCTCCCGCGCCTGCCATTCAACGAAATTATTTCTCCGATCTTCGCCACGACTTGGAACGTCACGGTCGGACCGCAAAGCTACGAGGTGCTGTTGCTTCCCACGCCCGGCGTCGCAGATCACACCCCGATCGCCATCGATCACGGCAGCGGGCACGACTCTCATCTGATTTTTTCGCAGCAATTCGTAGAAAACGAAATTGTGACCGTCCGCGTGTATAACCCGTCGATCTACAGCTCCTACGGCATAAGCGGCAAAATCAGCGTGCGCATGATTCGAAGGTAGCCCGCTCTTTGACAGCGGCCCGCCGATAAGCATGCGCTTCTTTCTTTTGCCGTGAAACTTTTTCTTAACCGCCAACGCCAGCGCAACGTCTTCGGGCTAAACAACCCCGCCGACGTCACGCTGAGCGAAATCAAGCGCGGCGACAACGCCCCCTTCGACTGCGTGGTCTGCGACGATTTTGGCGACGCTGTCGAGCTCGATGCGACGCTGGTCCTTTCCGATTTCCGCATCACCGCAAAAGTGCCGGAAGCCCTGGGCGCGGAGACTTTCATCATTGGCACGACAACCTACGTCAAGACCGGCACAGGCAGCGCCACGGTCTACACGCTCACGCCAAGCACCAACACCACCGCGCTCAACGACCTCTTCCCGATTGGCGGCACGCAGGCCACGCCGGCCGATGCCACGGCCCGGCTGGCGCTAACCGGCCTGCTGGTCAACGCCGTGGTCCGCCAGGTGGACACCGGCGACTATTACATGCTGACCAACGCCGCCGCGCCGTCGAGCTCGGCCAGCTGGACGCTCAACGAGGCCCGCGAGGATTACGTGGATCTGGCCGCCGAGGTGGAATACGTGCTCGACGGCAAACAAACTAGCTATCCGACCTTTACCCTGCGGATTTGGGACGATGTGAGCAAGGGCAACGAGGGCACCGTCAGCGACGGCCTGCCTGCCTACCCATCGCAGGGCATGACCCTGACGGCCTTTATCAGCAGTTTTTTTTGATGTTTTCCAACTAACTAGCCATGACCAACACCTGCCCCTTTACCCAAACGATCCAGAGCGTCGGCCTGATCATCCCGCACATTGTTGCCGCGCATAGCGTGGGAGCCAACACCAGTGTCAGCACCCTCGCCAGCGGCTTTGTGGTTCCCGGTGTGCAATGCTCGCCCGTCCTTGTGGGCGCCAGCACCGCCTACACCACGACCAGCGGATCCGCGGTCATCACCATCGCCAGCACCACCAACGCCGCCACGGGCATGCAGCTTCTTGGCCAGGGCATCGGCGCGGCCGTGACCATCTCCTCGATCTCCGCCGGCGTGAGCCTGACCATGAGCGCCTCGACCGGGATGACCACTGGCACCAACACCGGCCAGATCATCGGCATCCCCGCCAATGGCACCAACGCCAACGCCTTTGGCGGCCCGCAGCTGCTTTGCACCGCTGGCACCGATGGCAGCATCCTCAAGGCGCTGCGCATTGCCAGCACCGACACCGCCGCGGCTAACGTCGCCATTTGGCAGCAGCCAGGCGGCACCGGCCTGCTTTCGCTCCTTGGCGTGGTCAATGTGCCCATCACCGCTGGCTTCAGCTCCACCGGCGTGGTCGCGCCCGTGGACGTTCTGGGCAACGCCTACCTCACCGGCCTGACTACCGATCAGACTGGTCGCCCGGTGCTGCCACTTGCCGCCAGCACCAAAATCTATGTCAGCCTGCTCGCTACGCTGACCAACTACAAAGCGCTTCACATCACTGGCACTTTGGAAAATTTCTAAATGAACCCCGGCCTGCTTAACGGACTGGCAAGTCAGCCGCTGCGGACGCGGTTGAAAAACTTTGTTCTTGTGACGTTTGACGCCTCTGCTGGCAACGTCAAAATGCCGCCTGGCACCACAGCTTATGTTACCAAATCCGGGCCCTCAATCTCCACAGACCGCATTGTTACGCTACCACCGGCCAACAGCTACGCGGCCGGGCAGAGAGTCATTATTGCGGATGCGGGTGCTAATCTGGACGACATTTTTGGCACGCTTGAAGTAGTGTGCGCCAGCGGCAACTTTTTTAACCTTTCAGCAAACTACATCATTTTTAGGCCGCTTGGCTACATTGAGTTTGTATCCGACGGCTTGGCAACGTGGAGCCTGGTCTCTAGTTCGCTGGATGTCATTGACCAGCTCGGAGGCATTAAGCTGCAGCAATCGTTGATTTTGCTGGCTGGAAGCACCGCTCCCAATCAGGGCGCCGTGTGGTCGGGCATTGGCGGCACGGAACTGGTCACCGCCGCAGCCGTGGAAGCGGAAATTGAGCGCAGGTATCTTTTCGCCTCAAATGCCAGCAATGTCACAGTGCTTAACAACTCGACCACATTGACCGACGTCACCGGCCTTTCATTGACCCTGGAAGCCGGAAAGACTTACGAAATTGAACTTCTGGCGTCGTATGCCCAGCCCAGCAACACCGCGGGCAATAAGTTTCGGCTGGCTTACACCGGCTCCGCCAGCTCGGGCATTGACGGCGTTTTCTATCGCGACAATACCGGAGCTCTTACTTCTTTTGCCGTGGCCCTGATGGGCACCTATTCTTCGGGCACGTCGCAAGCAGCCAATGCGTCTTTGCTGTTGAAAACCACACTTAAAACTACAACCAGCGGAACCCTGACGTTTCAAAGCGCGCAGGTTACCGCTGAGGCTTCAAACCACGTTGTGCGCGCAAATTCTTCACTCAGCGCACGCACTGCTGCTTGAATATGACTTTCAACACAATCCACTTTACCAAGCAGCAAGCCCACCTGGTTCGCCGCGCGGGCTTGGTAAGCGCACCGATTGAATCGATTCGACGAGACAGCTTGCCGAGTGATCAACAGGCAAATTGGGACACCGCCATTGGCGCGCTCCCCGGCCTGCTTAATCCTGACGAAACCGTCGAGGGCGTCTTTGTCGAAACCGCACCCCAGGCCGAAATTGCGTGGGACAAAAACGACAAGCCCACCGCCTACTGCGACACGTTGCACGTCATTGTGTGCGCGCGCATGGCCAACGGTGGCCGCCGCCGCATTGTGCTGAACACGCAGGAATTTACCAGCACCCCTGCGCGCGCCGCGCTGCTGGCGCTGTGGGCACATCTTTCATGAGTGAATCCGAACAGCTTGAGCGCTCCGAAATTCGCCGCTTAAAATTCGACGGCACAATCAATCTTGGGCACGTCCTGACAGCAGGATCAATGCTGCTCGGCGGTTTTTTGGTATGGTCGCAAAGCATGGTCGTTCAAGCCAAGCAGGACGTCAGGATCAACGTCGTCGAGCAATCCGTAATTGAGCAGCGCGCCGCATTGAGGCAGCTGGCCGACACCCAGCAAATCGCCATGCGCAATTCAGACCGGCTGAGCACCGCGATCGAATACCTCAGCCAGCGCCCTAAGCAATAACCTCTGCGCACGCCGCCTTGCGGCTTTTGACACCGCTCCTGTCGACATGACCAACTGGCGCACCTCCACCTTCGGCACGCTGACCCTGCTGGCCGCGTTCTTCACGCAATTTCCCGAGCTGCTCGAATCCCTGCTCGATCCGACGCTGGGAAAAAAGATTGCCGCGGCGTGCGCGCTTTTCACCGGCTTCCTGACTTTTTCCAACGCCAAGGATCGCCAGGTCTCTGGCAACGGCACCTTCGCGGCACCGACCATCGTCAATGATGGCTCGGCCAATGGCACTTTTTTGCTGCTCGTCGCCGCCGGCGTCGGCCTCACCGCCTCCGCCTGCTCTGCGCTCGACCGCTACGACCGCAGCTACGGCCTGCAGTATGAGGACGCCACTGGCCGCCGCATCGGCGGCACCGTGAAACTCGCCCCGCGCGCCGGCCTGGCCAAATAACCCGAGGCAGCGATGAAATACCTGGCTTTTTTTGCCCTCGCCCTGCTCGGCATTACCACGCTGACCGCCGCCTGGGTCAAAAAAGGCTGAGGGAATGCAGATTGGCAACGATTGGCTCGAGGGCGTGCGCCGTCGCGAAATCGCCGGCGGCTTGCCGATGACCATCCGCCGCTGCCTGGTCATCCACTTTACCGCCGGAGCCACTGGCGCTTCGAGCATCGACTTCTGGAAAACGCCTGCCGCCAAAGGGGCCAGCGCGCACCTCGTCATCGAGCGCGACGGCACCATCATCCAGTGCCGCCCGTTCAGTCGCACCTGCGGCCACGCCGGCGTCTCCCGCTGGCGCGATCCGCGCACCGGCACGCGCTACGGAGGGGCCAACGCCTACAGCATCGGCATCGAGCTGGCCAACGCTGGCGATTCCGCCCACGCGCTGTCCTGGGCGCGCCAGCAGGTCGGCTTTGCCAGCCTCGGCGCCGCGCACAGCCATGGCGGCCCCGTGCAGGAATGGGAAGCCTTCCCAGCCGCGCAGCTGGCCGCGTGCACCGCGGTGGCCCAAGTGCTGGTCGCGCGTTACCAGCTCGACGACATCACCGGCCACGACTGCATCGCCCCGGAGCGAAAAAACGATCCCGGCCCTGCCTTCCCCATGGCCGATCTGCGCGCAGCCTGCGGGTTTACCGGGCTGCCGGCAGTGCATCGCGCCTAGGGTCTTCCATGATTTTTGACCGGAAACGCCGGTCCGTGTAACTTTGCCCTTGCGCTTGTGTGATTTGTTCATACTAATTCACATCAGGTATGAAACAACGGAATTCCCGCAAAGACATTCAGCAAATTACGAAATTTGAGCCCGTGGTCAAAACGACCATCAGCCTGCCTGCAAAATTGCACCGCCTGGGCAAAGCGGCCGCCGATCGCGACGGCCGCAGTTTCTCCAATTTCATCGCCCGGCTCATCGAGGCCGACAAAACCGCGGAAGGCGACCTTGCGTGAGGTGCCCCGCGCTGCCGCGGCCTTTGCCAAATTCACAACCCAACCCAATGACCCCAATGCTCAAATACATCCCCAAAACCCAATGGCAGCTTGATCGCGAGCGCGAATACCAGGACCAGCGCCGCTGTCTGTGGCTGGCGCTGGTGGCAATCAGCACCACGCTGTTGCTTGTTGCCCAAGTGTTCTTTTCACTGCTCTCATCAAAATGATTGAGCGCGCGCAATCTTTTGAAATCACGCTGAGTGGCCACTCGCGCGGCACCGGGAGCTTTTGCGATGTGCGCGTTGCGCTGCTGGCTTGGGAGCTGCGCCGCGGCTACCGCGACGAAAGCGGCATGGTTCTGCGGCATCCGTGGAATTCCCTGGCGTCGACGGAAGTCGCAGAAATTGCGCAAAAAACGCGCCAGCGGAGGGCCCGCGCATGATCTGCAAAAACAAAAAATTCCCGCGGCGCGTGGCTTTGAAAAAGCGATGGACGCGGTGTGCGGATGATTTGCCCGACTCGGATATAACCGTGATGATTTACCACCCGGACGAGGACGAGCCGGTGTGGCTGGGATATCTTGACGGGGAAACGTGGCGCACGGCCGAAGGAGTGCGCGTAGCGGTGACGCACTGGATGCCGATCCCGGAGCCCCCACGCAAAAAAAGAGGAGCGAAGTGATCGCGCGCTTTGAGGAGCTGATGGAGACGGTGCGCGTGCTGGCGGTGCCGGCGTCGGACGCATGGATGGCGGAGGTGCCCGCGTTTGGATTAAATCTCTGGGCGATCGCGGCGGAGCGCGAGGATGCAGAGCTGGCGTTGCGCCAGGTGGTGTGGCGCTGGCTGGGCGGCGTCAATGGAGCTCCGGTGGATCCTGTGCGGGCCCGCCGGGGATTTAGCGCGCTGCTGGCAGCGATTGCGACGGAAAACGTAAACGCATGAACCGTTCCGCGCGCAATGACAGCGAGGCCCAATACTTGGCTGCTTATGCGGGGCTGTCGGCAAAGGATCGCGCGCTGCTGGCGCGCGCCGGCCTCGATACTCCAATGCTCGACGCTCCGGTTAACACGGCGCAGCAACCGACGCAAAAGATGCGCGACGACGCGGTGTATGGGATCACCGCGGCGGTGCTGCCAGAGTCGCCCGAGGAGGTGCTCTGCGAACTGGCCGGCATCAGCCTTGTCCAGGCCGAAAAGGTGATGACCTGGCACCGGGCGCAGGTGGAGGAGGAGATCACGACGGAGATCAGCGGGCTGCTTTGCCGCATCATGATGTATCTGATCCGGCCCGGCATCGAACCGCGCCTGGCGCATTGGGGAATGATTTTCGCCGCCGGGCTCGACGGGCTGGTCACCGGGGGCAGGACCCAGAGCGACATCGCGCGGGCCTGCGGAGTGCAGCGATCAAAGCTTAATTGGTATGTGAGCCAGTGGCGGGACGTGCTTGGCTTTGCCGTGCTGAAATGGTGCCGCAGCGAATCGGCCAGGGCCAGCTACGCCGCGCGCGCCACGGCTGTGCACGCGCGCCGGCACGGGGTGCGGCTGGATGCCGTGGGGGAGTAACAGATGTCAGTGCAGTAAACCCAAAAAAAACAAAAAAAACCCATAAAAATGAAAAGTCTCAAAACAACCTGGACGGGCATCCGTCCGCTCATCATGTCGAATCCGCAGACCGTGGAGATCGCCAATCCGTTCGCCGTGAACAGCCGCCGCATCAACAGCCTGCTAAAAGCGGCCCGCAAAAAGGGCGACGAAAACCGCATGTCGGAGCTGGCCGACGAGCAAAAGCGCGGCGACTGGGAGGCGAGCGCCTACTGGGACGCCAAGGAAAAGAAGTTTTACATTCCGGACACCTGCTTGATCGCCTGCATCCGCAATGGTGCGGCGGCCGCCAAGAAGGGAAAGGACATTGACCGGGCGGTCATCATTACCGAGGACCGGGCTGACCTGGTCACGGAGATCAAGCACAACAGCCTCGATGCCTACTACGATGACGAAATCTTCCGGCTGGAGTGCCCGGCCAAGGTGCCGCCCAAAACCGGTGCGCTGATCTGGAAGGTGCGGGCGATGGTGCCGACGGGATGGAAACTGACATTCAACATCGAATTCGATGAGAACATCGTCGCGGAGAAATCTCTGCGCGAAGCTCTTGAGCTGGCGGGCCGGCTGAGTGGCATCGGCGGATGGCGCCCGAAGTTCGGACGTTTCCTCGTTTCCTAAAGGCCAGGCGAAGCCAAGTTATGCTTACCCATGCACGGCAGACCAAGGCGGGGCGTGTCCCTGCTCGGCTCGGACGGGCAGTGTCCACACACCGCGCTCCTGAGGGAGCGCGGCAGTGGGCTCAGCGCGGAGCGGCAGTGCAGTGCCATGCTTGCAGCGGCAGGGCTTGGCGCGGCGCGGCTTGGCCTAGCAAACACACAGCGGCCTACGGGCCGTTGCAGTTTGCTTGGCCTGGAACGGCAAGGCACGGCGAGGCGAGGCGCGGCGAGGCGAGGCCCAGCAAACACACAGCGGCCTACGGGCCGTTGCAGTTTGCGCGGCAGAGCGGGGCCCAGCGTGTCATAGCGGGGCAGGGCATGGCAAACACACAGCGGCTCCCGGGCCGTTGCAGTTTGCTCAAATCTGATCGGAATGGCTTTGCGTGGCTATGCTGCGCTGGGCGAGGCACAATCATCCGGCTAATCACCGGACAGCTTTATGAAAAACGAACCTAACGAACCAATCGAAGCCGCGGTGGAAATCACCAAGGATGACTGTTACCCCGCCCTGTGGGTGCGCCTGTTCGATGAGATGATCGAGAACGGGATTACCTTTGGGACGCAATACGCCATCGGCTACCTCGAAGAAAGGCTGGCACTGAAGGCTGACTCGATGGCCTTTGGTGTAGCCATCGCCGCGATCAATGATGAGCTGGGGGCTAGTGGGCTCTATCTCTCGGCCAGGGATCAGAGCGGGCGGGGCTACATCGTGCTCGTGGAGGATGGCGCGGAAATGATCGCGCGGGCGCGGGTGCGACGGAGCTTCCGCGAGATGCACCGTGCCCAGGCGCTTTTTGGAGGTATCGCGCGCAACCCCGACGCGAAGATTTCTCAACAGACGCGTGAGCGGCTGCTGAAATGCGAGGAAAAGGCCGCATTTCGACTGGCACTGATGCGCGCGCCGATGAAGGCGATCAACACTTCAACCACGATCAAAAACACCAACTTACCAACCACCCCGACCAATGCACCCGAATAACACGTTATCCATCCCCAGCGGAGTCCAGTTTTTCAAAAAGGAAATGCACATCCCCGATGGGCTGCTTTTCGAGGCTTGGTATGACCTCGGGCGCTACCTCTCGGAGATGCGGAGATCGGTGAACTTCTGGCAGACTAAGCATGTGCGCTATGGTCGCGCGGCCTATGGAGAGGAGCGGACGGCGGAGGCGCTGCTGCAGATGGACTTTGAGTTTGCGGATGTAAAGGCAATGGATGCGCTGCTTAAGCTCGACGGGGTGCCGCACGCTGCGCTGAGCGTGGAGCATCACTTTGTGGCGGCGCGGGCCGATGTGCCGCCGGAGCAGCGCGAGATGTGGCTGGAGACGGCGGAGCGGGAGAAGCTGACGCCGTCGGAGCTGCGGGCGAGCATGATCAAAGGCGTGGTCACGCGTGCCGAGGTAGGGGGAGGCCGGGAGAGCGGGGTCGGCAGCCCGCACGCGGTGCGGCAGCAGTTTGAATTCTGGATGCGTGAGATCGAGGGGCGGTGGGAGACGCTGCCGGTGGAGCAGATGGAGGCCCTGCATGCGATGCTGCGCCCGATCGGCGAGTTTGTCCTGCGCCTCGAGCAAAAGATCATTGCGGCAGAGGAGGTGCGCGCGCGGTTTAATACGCCGGCGCGCGTGCTGGAAAAGATCCGGGGGCACTTTGATATTGGGGCCGCGGTAAACGTGGGAGAAATCCAGAACAAACTGCGAGTGCATTACGCGGTGGCGTGCCAGGCATTGGACGCCCTGGTGGATTCTGGCGAAGTGGTGGGCGGGGTCATGGTTGGCTAACTGCGCCCATGCACACTGGAAACGAAATGCGGCCTCGGTCGCGGGGTGGCTTGGCGTCTGGCGCAAGGAGGCTGGGTGAGTGAAGCCGATCGCCGCAGCATCGCCGAGGTGCTGCTGGGAGAGTTGCTGGGGCAGCGGATCGCGCTGGAAACGGGCGGCTTTTGCGCGTGCCCTGGCGTGGGCATGCACACCAAGGGCAATGGCAAGCGGGACTTTCGCGTGGTGCTGGATGGCGCGCCGACCGGCTACTGTTTCCACGGGTCGTGCTCAGCGTCGGTCGAGAGCTTCAACAAGGAGCTGCGTCGGCGGATCTGGTTTGCCGAGAATGGCCGGGAGGCGCGGGCGCCGCGGCACCATTGGGGCGCGGAGGTGGCGGCTGAACCCAAGGCGGAGGCTCGGCCAAATCGGCCGCCCCTGGATCATGCGCAGATTGATGCGTTTACCCGCGGCTGCCCGGAGATCGCGGAGGCTTGGGTCGCGCGCCGGAGTGCGGTGGAGATCGTGGGGCTGAGCAGTCTGGATTTTCTCAATGCGCTTTACCGGGAGGATGAGCGGGTGCTGGTTTTCACGGATCAGCGCAGCCAGGGGGATTTCATCGTCTGGAAAAAGCCTGCGGAGCTTGGCGCGCAGGCTGTGGTGACGGGCTATCGGCTGAGCCAGCAGCGCGGGGTCAAGGCGGTGGAGTCGAGGCTGCCGGCGGGCGGGCCGGAAGGGGTGTGGTTTCTGACCCAGCCGGTGAGCGGGCAATGGATCGTGCGCAGCGATGCGACTTACCCGCCGGCGGGAGGGCGGGAGGTTTCGGCGAAATACACGCGGCGGTCGCAGGGGAACGTGGCGGCGTGGCGCTACTTTGTGCTCGAGAGCGATGAGCTGCCCGCTGAGGTGTGGCTGCGGGTGCTGGCCCATCTGCCTCTGCCGATCGCGGCGATCTACACGAGCGGCAAGCGCTCGATTCACGCGCTGGTCCGCTATGAGGTGGCAAGCAAGGCGGAGTGGGACGCGGTGAAAAAGACTCTCTTGCAGATCGTCGCGCCACTCGGTGCGGACCCCGCGGCTTTGACCGCGGTGCGCCTTTCCCGGCTGCCTGGCTGCACGCGCGCCGGCGAGATGCAGCGGCTGCTTTATCTCTGCCCCAAACCCAACCCCACTGCCCTCCGGATGCTGCCGGAGTTGCGTCCCTGATTGCCCATGAATCCTTCTGCTTCTGCTGCGGTGCCTTTGCACGTCCTCGAACAACTCCGCGGTGCTGCGGACGCCATGGGCATCGATCTCCCAGGAAGCGCGCAGTATGCGCCGACCATCGATGTGGCGATGCCAATCCGCGCCCTGGCGTTCGAGATGGGCCGGCTGCTCTCGAAGCGCGATATTTTTGTGAAAGCGGGAGAAGTGGGGACGGTGCACGCAGAAACCGGCGAATGGAAACGGATGTCCGCCCGGCGGTTCCCTGGGTTCTGTGAGGAGTTCTGCGCGTTTCGGTCGTCGGGTGGTCGGCGACTGCGGGACTCGCTGGCGGTGGAGGATGCCGCGCAGCTGCTGGAGATGGACATGTTTTTGGAGGCGTTGCGACCGCTGGATGGGATCCACACGATGCGGCTGCCGGTGCGGCGTGGCAGCGCGTGGGACATTGAATGGCTGCCGGAAGGCTACGATGCGCCGAGCCGCATCTACACGGTGGATCGGCTAAAGTATGCGATGGACTGGACGCTGGAAAAGGCCTGCGCCTTTCTCGATGCGCACGGCGAAAGCTACCCATGGAGCTGGCCGACGGAGGAGCGGGATCGCCTGGCGGCCAACCGGAGCTGGAGCGTGCAGGTGGCGACGATGATCGGGGTTTATTGCCGAGCGCTTTTCCCGCAGGGCACGCCGAAGCCGATGACGACGGTGATCGGGAATCAGCCAGGCACGGGGAAGAGCACGCTGGTGGCGATGGCTTTGATGCCGGTCTATGGTCACGCCAGCGCGGGCAAGACGCCGAAGGACGAGACTGAGATGGACAAGGAGCTGGAGACGCAGGCGCGGACGATGGCGCCCTACTTGTTCCTCGATGACATCGGCGGCGGGCTTTTTAGCGGGCCGCTGAATCGGTTTATCACGGCGTCCTCGCATGCCGGGCGCTGCATGGGTGGGAACAGTGAGATTTTTCGGATGCCAAACGTGACGCAGGTGTTCTCGACGGGCAACGACATCAAGGTGAGCGCGGACTTGATGCGGCGGAGCCTGGCGATCGAGCTGCATCTCGCCACGGATGTGAGGTCGAGGACTTATACGCGCACGATCACGCCGATGTATCTGAGCAAGGATGAGACGCGGCAGGGTTTTCTGTCGGCGTTTGCTGCGCTGGTGAGAAATGCGGTGGAATCGCGCGCAGAAGTGCGGGCCGGCGGCGGCGTGCCTGGGGACGTGAAGGGCATGGAGAGCTTTGAAGATTACACGGCGACGGTCTCGGAGATCGTGCAGCGCGCTGGCTACGCGGACCCGCTGGAGCCGCCTGAGCTGGCCGGCGGCGGTGCGGAGGATGAAGACGAGATGCGTGAGCTGCTGATCAAGTTGGCGAGTGAGACGGCGGTGGATACGGATTTCGATCGGCAGGAGATGGTGGAGGCTGCGCGCCGGCTGGGGCTGCTAGAAGGGCTGGTCGGGCTGGTGGGGGACAAGGACCTGGACAGCAGTGCGATGAAGAGGTGGGGCCGCCAGCTGCAACGGTGGCGCGGGCGGGAGCTGGTGGATGAGACGGGGCGCAGGTTTCGGTTCTCGCACCGGAAGCAGCGGCGGGTGGCGAAGTATCCGCTGAAGTTCATCGCGTAAGGGCGCGCAGATCGGAGGCAACAGGCGCGCTTCGATCTGCGCAGCCGGCGGACGAAGCGTGTGTTTGCGCTCGGCTGCACTCGGCTCGTCGACGGCACCGACTCGCCACAGACTCGCCACCGCCGCTCCATCCGCGCGCAATCCCGTCAACCCAAGCGCCGATTTTGCTCCTTTGATTGAATCAAAGTGCAAACGACTCGCCACTCGCCACCTCTCTCGCCACCGCTTAAACCGTTGCCGCGCAGGCTCCGGTGGTGAGTGAGGTGAGTGTGGTGAGAAAATCAGGTAGTAGTAGTAGCACTCAGCAGCATCGGGGCAGGGTTCTGACACAAACACGCCGCACCCCCCCCCTTTAAAGGAATCTTTTACATTTGCCTCCGTTCCAGTTCGCTAATTTGTCCT